TCTCCAGAACCAATTGAGTTTCAAGACACAGAAGGAAGTTTCACGGTAAACCTAACATCTTCACAATCAGAACTTTTAGAGACAGGAGATATCTTTGATATTCAACTCACAGAACTTTTGTCAGAAGGAAGAGTCTGGACGGTAGCCAAAGGGTCTATGGTTATCCTTGAAGATGTTACACAATGATAAATCAAAACCTTATTCCAATAAACCAAGAAGTTTATAACACAACTCATAAACGGGCTCATGCACAAATCAAAGAACTTGATAAGAAATACATACGAGTTGATTATATACAGCCAAAAGCCAAAATAGAAGAAGTTTTACCATTTAGAGTGCAGTTTATTAATGTTAGCGTGTTTGGGTATTCTAAGAATAATCCACCCCCAATACCGTTGCAAATTATAGGATATAGCAACTATATTTTATAATAAAAAGGAGTTATAATACAATCATGGCTAAAATATCAATTCCAACACTGAAGACTAAGTTTCAGACTGGTGATCGTCCCACACAGGAAGATTACGAAGATTTAATTGATTCCGCCTCTGCTCGTTCTACCGACTTAGGTTCAATGGGCAATAATGAAAATACAATTGCTGGTATTGAAAATCCAACAGTAATTGATAACTTTGATGCCACAGAGTGGCGTATGGTTAAGTACATTGTCTCAATTGCTAGCGTCTCCAGGGCTGGAAATACAGTATCCTTAACGGTTACTCCAGATCCTGCGATTAAGCCAGTCACAGTTCGTTATGCACGAATTGGACTTAAGGCATAACTAAGGAGATAATAAAATGGCAACAGTCACAAAAGACTTTAAGGTAAAGAATGGTCTGATTGTTGAAGGTACAACAGGTTCCATCAACAATTTTGATATTCTTACAAAGAAGACAGACGATCAAAACTATATCGTCAACTTAATTGGTGGAACAGCCACCTCAGCAAACGAAGCAAACAAGGTTGTTAAGCGTGATGCTAATGGCAACTTTGCTGCGGGAACAGTAACAGCAAATCTTACAGGTGATGTAACTGGTAATGCAGATACAGCAACAACTCTTGAGACTGCTCGTACAATTCAACTAACTGGAAATGTTACAGGCTCTGTATCATTTGATGGTTCACAAAATGTACAAATTTCAACAACAATTGATTCTTCTTTTGCAACAGATGCAGAAGTTGCTACCGCAAAAGGCGAAGCAATCGATGCAGCAGAAGCATATACAGATACTCGTGAAGGCGCAATCACAACTGCTTATCAGGCATACGCAGATGCAGCAGAATTGGATGCTAAGGCATATACAGATACTCGTGAAGGCGCAATCACAACTGCTTATCAGGCATACGCAGATGCAGCAGAGACAGACGCTGTCAATGCAGCAAATGCATATACAGATGCAGAAGTTGCAGCACTTGTAAATGGTGCACCAGCACTTCTTGATACTCTTAATGAGTTGGCTGCAGCAATTGGTAATGACGAAAATTATGCAACAAACCTTGCTACATCAGTAGGAACAAAGGTTTCAAAGGCTGGAGACACAATGACAGGTGCTTTGACACTTTCAGGTGCTCCAACATCAGCAAACCATGCAGCAACAAAGCAATATGTTGATGATGCTCAAGGTGCAGCAGAAGATTACGCAGATGGCTTGGCTGTAAATTATGATGCAGCAGGATCTGCATCAGCAGCACAGACAGCAGCACAAGGTTATGCTGATGGTCTTGACTCAACAACAAACACTCGTATTGATAATCTTGATACAGATGATGTTGCAGAAGGAACAGCACAGTACTTCACAAATCTTCGTGCACAAGATGCAGTAATTTCACTTCTTACAGGTCCTGCAGCACAGTTGACTAATATTCAGATTAGTTCAACTGGTAGCGGAACAATTGAGATTACCGCAGAAAACGGTGTTGCAGATTCAACTACTTTACAAATGCTCGTGCAGTATCTGCTCTTGAGGCAGTCACACCTGACTTCCCTGCAGTAGAAATTGCATCTGTAGCAAAGCAGGTTGCAGCATCTGCAACTGTAGCAACTGCAAGCACAAACACAGCAGTTGCATGGGCTAAGGCAGACTATCGTTCTGCTGAATTCCTTGTAAAAATTGCTGAAGGCTCACATACTGAAGTTTCAAAAGTAATCCTTACACTTGATGCTTCTGATAATGTTGCGCTAACAGAATATGCGATGGTAGGAACAAATGGTGATCTTGGATCTGTTACAGCAGATGTAAGTGGTTCAGATGTTCGCCTTCGTGTAGCAACCATCAACAATAACTCAACAGTTTCTGTTGTTGGAACACTTTTGGTATAAAAAAATAAATAAAAAGAGGGAGTGGTAGATCTTGGCAACAGTAGACAAAGATTTCAAGGTCAAAAACGGACTCGTCGTAACTAACGGCGGTAGTTTTGGAGGTGCTGTAACAGTAGGAACTCCTACTCAAAACAGCCACGCAGCAACTAAGGAATATGTAGATTCTTTAACAGGATCTATGGCTGTCGGAACTACCGCTCCCTCATCACCAATCAATGGTACACAGTGGTTGGATACTCTAACAAATAGAGTGAACTTCTACTACAATGGAACTTGGTATACACAAGCAACCATTGATGATACAAATAATCTTCCACAGCACATTCACGATACAGCAATTGACGGAACTGGTTTTATAGTATCTCAGTTCTATGAAGGTGGATCCTTTAACAGTCCTTTGGGTGTTGGAATAGATGCTGGAGGACCAAGTACAACAGAATGGACTGTCGTATTTGATGGCGGTAGTGTAGTAGATAATTTCAATTAAAAAATTGATGTTATAATAAGACTAGTTCATGGGAAGAACCCATAAGGAGAGATAAATGGCAACAAGAATGCAACAGCGCAGAGGAACTGCAGCACAATGGACGGCTGCTAACCCAGTTCTCGCAGCAGGTGAAATTGGTTTTGAAACCGATACAAGTAAATTTAAAATGGGTAACGGATCCTCTACATGGTCTGCATTACAGTACTTTGCCAACGCATCTGAACTAGCAGCACTTGTAAATGGTGCTCCAGGACTCCTTGATACCCTTGATGAATTAGCACAAGCAATAGGCGATGACCCACAGTTTTATTTAACAATTGGTCAGACAGTTACAAACCACACCAATGCTTCAACAATGGTACACGGTATTGCTGATACATCTGCTCTTGCAACACAATCTGATGTTAATAACGCAGCAACTGCTGCTGCTTCAGATCTTTCAGATCACACATCAGCAACAACAACAGTTCATGGAATTGCTGATACTTCACTTTTAGCAACACAATCTGATGTTAACGATGCAGAAACTGCTGCTGCTTCAGCACTTGCAGGCCACGCTGCAGACACAACAGATGTTCATGGAATTGCAGATACAACATTATTGGTAACTCAGTCAGATCTTACAGATCACGCTGCAGAAACAGAAAATGTTCATGGAATTGCTGACACAACAGCACTTGTGACACAGTCAGACCTTACAGATGCAATTACTGGTGCTACAGTAGACCAGTCTACATTGGCAGGAACTGGTATTGATTGGAATGCTCTAACAGAGCAGTTTGATATTGATTCAACAGTTGCAACAAAGACATATGCAGATGATGCAGTCACCGATCACAATGTAGAGACACTAAATGTCCACGGAATTGCAAATACAGCACTTCTTGCAACAACATCAGATGTAGCAACAGCAAAGTCTGAAGCAATTGCAGATGCAGCCACAGCCTCGGAAGCCTATACAGACGCAGAAATTTTAGCGCTAACAAAGTCTTCAGTAGGACTTGGAAATGTTGATAACACTTCAGATGCAGATAAACCAGTATCAACTGCTACACAAACAGCACTTGATGCGAAGGCTTCACTTTCTGGAGCAACTTTTACAGGCTCAGTAGAAATTGATCAAAACCTAACAGTTGATGGTAACTTAACTGTAAATGGTACAACATTTAACGCAAGCGCAACATCTATTACAATTGAAGACAACATGGTTCAACTTGCTCATCAAAATGCAGCAAACACAGTCGACCTTGGTCTTGTAGTTGGATACAATGATGGCGCAGCAAAGCACTCAGGTATCGTAAGAGATGTTTCTGCAGATAAGTGGAAGTTGTTTAAGGGTGTTACAACAGAGCCTTCAACGACTGTAGACTTTACACAAGGATCTCTTGATGACCTTGAAGTAGCAGGTCTTACAGCAACAACTGTAACAGCATCTTCTGGAGTTGTATTTTCAGATGGTACACAGACAAAGGAAGGCGTTCCTTCACGCACACCAATTATTCAGAAGACAGCAGCATACACACTGTCTGCTCTAACTGAGAGAGATTCATTGATTGAGGTTGATTCAACATCAGCAGTAACTCTTTCAATTCCTACAGATGCGTCAGTAAACTATCCAGTAGGAACAACCATTGATATTCTTCAAACAAATACAGGACAAGTAACAATTGCAGCAGCAACACCTGCGACTACAACTGTTAATGCAACTCCTGGATTAAAGTTGAGAACAAGATGGTCCTCTGCTACCCTCCTAAAGAGAGCAGCAAACACCTGGGTCGTTTATGGCGATCTAACAGCGTAGTAAAAATTTAATAAAAACTAGGAGATAAAATGGCAGCAGGTAAGAAGACAGGTAGAAAGTCCCAAGCATCAAATGACTTTTTGGAGCCATTAACACCAACCATCACTGGTGCGACAGATGTTGGAACAGGTCGTGCATATAATAATGGAGCGGTTGATGTTTCTTTTACTTTACCTGCACTTTCTCCAGCAGCAACATCCTACACTGTAACATCTTCACCTGGTGGATTTGTTGGAACAGGAGCATCGTCTCCAGTTAGAGTAACAGGTTTAGCATCTAGTACTGCTTACACATTTACAGTTACAGCAACAAATGCTGCAGGAACTTCTGCTGCATCATCAGCATCCTCTTCTGTAACAGCAACAACTGTTCCAGCAACACCATCTGCACCAACAGCAACAGCAGGTGTTAATGAAGATACGGTTTCTTGGACTGCACCAGCAAATGGTGGAAAAGCAATAACTGGATATACTTGGGCATCTTCAGATGGAAAGGGTGGATCAACAGCCTCGACATCTGTTACAGTTTCACAAGAAGCAAACACAGCACAAACATATACTGTTTATGCAACTAATGCTAATGGAAACTCAGGAACTTCTGCATCATCAAATAGCGTAACAACTATTGCTCCGTTCTTCCCCCCATTCTTCCCGCCATTTTTCCCATTCTTCCCGCCATTTTTCCCACCGTTCTTCCCATTCTTCCCACCGTTCTTCCCACCATTCTTCCCATTCTTCCCACCATTCTTCCCCTTCCCATTCTTCCCACCGTTCTTCCCATTCTTCCCATTCTTCCCATTCTTCCCACCATTCTTCCCATTCTTCCCATTCTTCCCACCGTTCTTCCCACCATCTTTCGGTACTTGTAACTGTGTCAGAAGTTATTGCTGGCAAGCATGTCCAGCATGTTGCGGAGGTAACTGCGGATGTTAGTAAATGTGATATACTTTAATAAAAGGAGATTTATATAATGTATGCAATATTAGTAAAAGATACTGGCGATACATATGATGTGCTTGGAGCACTTAGAACCACTGAAGAGATTAGAGCAAGTCTTGACTTAGAGTGGGATAAAGGTCTTCCTATAGTAGGTATGGATATTAATAATCACAAGGAAACAGCAACCAAGGGTGCTACTTGGAATGGAACATCTTTTGATGGAACTATAAATTCAAGTTATTTTGAGTTATCTCAAGAAGAAAAGGATGCATATAAGCAGTATGCATTTTTATGTGATAACAAGATAATCTATAGAGTTAGTGTAGAAACTGGTAGTGAAAAAGCATCAGTATATGATGCAGCATTTGCTGGAGAAGTTTTATTGGTAAAGTGTGCTTTTGCTGTTAACGGAAATAAAGTTACATACAATAAAACAACCAGGGAAATATCAGCAGTCTAATATTTTTTATAGTTATTTCTATGATATAATATAGTTATATTTAAAACAAAGGAACTATATGACAATTTATGATGAAAATGAAACACCTTGGTTCACTAAGGATAGATCAGAAACAGCAACAAACAGATATCCTTCAAAAACTATAGGTAACAACATTTTAGTTGAAAATCCAGCACTTGGAATAAACCTGTATAGGAATACATTTTCAAAAGAAGACTCTGAGAGATACATAAAAATTCTTGAGTCAAATTTAGGCGGTAGCGGAAAGTATAAGTGGTCAGAAGCAAAAGTAACAAACTCAGATGTTCCAATCAAAAAGGCTAGAGATGCTGTAGATTTTAGATTTAAGCAAGAAAACTTGGGGCCACGAGATGAACATAATGCAGAACTTCTTGATCTTCACGAAGAAATTTATCAAAAGTTAAAGTTTTGTGTTGATGATTATGCTAGGTACTGGGGAATAAATGTAATCTATTATGAAGCATTTAACTTTGTTAAGTATGAAGGAGAAGGCACACATTTCAATATTCATGCAGATCATGGTCCAATGTACAACTGCACAGTTTCTGCTGTTGTTTATATAAATGAAGACTATGAAGGTGGAGAAATTAAATTTCCAAGAATGGATAATTATACTCACACTCCAAAAGTAGGAGATATTATCTTGTGTCCATCTAACTACATATATGAGCATGCGTCTTTACCAATGAAAAAGGGAACCAAGTATTGTGTTGTCGTAATGACAGACATTAATGAACTAGGACACAAGTAGTGTCGCTAGTTGCTATATTTAGATCTTTTAGACCTTGGCTAGATAAAGAAAATATTTCAGTTCCAGTCCCAACCCAAAAAGAAATTCCAGACTGGTATAAAGATGCAGATAGATTTGCTAAAATGCCCAATGGTGAATATTATAAAGCGCCTAAAACAGTTTGCCCATTCCCAAAAGAGGGAACAACCGATGACTATGGAAAAATTCCTACATGGAAAGCATGTCCAGCAATTATGGATGCATTTTCAACGGGTTATCTTTTTAAAACGCCTTGCGATTTAACTTTTTATAAAAATGAACAAGGAATAATCAATGTTAAAATTGATGATATAAGGTATAAGGATTTTTGTACACAAAGACCACCAATGCCACAATTTGAACATCCCAAAGGATATTACCAACATCATTTTGCCTGGAGTTCTCCGTGGGGCTTAGAACTACCAGAAGGATATAGCGCATTATTTATGACTCCGATGAATAGGTTTGATCTGCCATTTATTAATACAACTGGTGTAGTTGATTCAGATAAGGTTCACCTACTTGGAAGTTTTCCATTTTTTATTGCAGATGGCTGGGAAGGAACGCTACCAGCAGGAACTCCATACCTTCAGATTCTTCCATTTAAACGAGAAAACTGGGATCATGAAATTGAGATATTGGGACAATCAGAGATATATGGTAAAATTGTAGAGAACGCAAACTTTTATAGACAGCCAGATGGCGGGGTATATATTAAAAAAGTTTGGTCAAGAAGAGAGTATAAATAGGAGATAAAATGCAAACCTGGTCAGATAAAGAAGATCTTGGAAATGGAATAATCTGTTATAGAGATGTCATAAAAAAAGATTTTGATGTTGTAAATAGGCTTGAAAGTGTTTTAGGCTCTGTTGCTGGATATGGAGAGTTGTCTCCAGAAGGAAAAAGATATCATTGGATGCCTGCATATGTTGGCTATCAGCAACTAATGCCTGACTATAGAGATTGTGTAGATTTTAAATATAAAAAAACAGATATTGAAAATGATAAAAGCGAAGACTCTATAAAACTACAAGAATTGTGGCAGGATGTTTATAACGCTCAATCTGCAGCAGTCGAAGATTATAGAAGAATATACAACATAATGCCATTAAAATATTGGGAAGCATTTAATTTTATTAAATATGGTCCAGGACAACACTTTATGGAACACCACGATCATGGATACTCATATAACTGTACACTTTCATTAGTTGCCTATGTCAATGATGACTATGATGGTGGGGAGTTGTTTTTTAGGTTGCAGGGTTTAAACATTAAGCCAAAGGCTGGAGATCTTTATGTGTTTCCGTCAAATTTCATGTATCCTCATCAAGCCATGCCAGTTCATTCTGGAACTAAATATTCAATTGTAACAATGCTAGATTACAGCAAAAAATATCATACTCCAGACATGTATGATCCAAAGTGGGATAATGAGTAATGCTAAATATTTCAGTAGAAAAGATGCAGGGTAGTAACTTTAATATTAATCCAATGTCAATAAAAAGAGATTGGATGGACCTTACATCAGAAAATCATGCATATAGGTGTTTCCCAGTAACGCAAGCAAATGTAATTGGATGGAATCTTACATGCACGGAAGATATTGAATTTGAGTGGGATGGCATAAATGATCAAACAGATCAGCATGTAACAATATTTAGTCCAAAAGACTCATATGCTGGTAGAGGCCAGTCTTCTATAAGTTTAAATACCAGTTTAGTTTTTAGGACAGATTCTGATATTAGTATATGGACGATAAATCCAGTAAACTATTTTAGTGAAGATTTTGAAACAATGTCTAATTTGATTAGCACATCATTTTATCCTAATCCTTTGCCACTAGCCATTAAAGCAAGAAAAGCAAATCAAAGAGTAATTATAAAAGCAGGAACACCTATAGCAACAATAATTCCTATATCTTTAACAAATTTAAATAATACCACAATTCAAATTGTTGATTATAGAGATGATGATAGATCAAAAGAAAATGCAAACAGGTCTTACGGAGAAGCAGCGCAGGAAGTTAATAGGTCTGGACAATGGACTGACTGGTATAGAGATGCAGTCAATGAAAAAGGTGAAAGTTTAGGGTCTCATGAAGTAAAGGCGCTAAAACTTTATGTTAAGGATAGTACGAACGGTGATACAATATGAATATGGACGGATATAAGGTAGTACAAAGAAAACCATCAATAACTCCTTCTGGATGGTTTGGTGATAGCAAGGATATGATTGTAGAGTTAGAAAACTTTATGACAGAAGAGGAAATAGTATTTTTAGAAAAGGCTGCAAAGTCATTAACAATTTGGGATGTTACAGAAAGCCATGTAAATGAAAATGGTACAGTTGTTTATGAGGCATCTTATTGGAAAGACAGAGTTGCTACTAGTCCAACACTAGACAAAAATGATCCAGCAATTGCTCCAGTTATTGCTAGACTGTTTGAAAGACTAAAACCAATTGTAGAAGATTTTTATAAGGTAAAAGTTATTCCAACAGGAACAACAATTGTTAGGTGGCTTCCAGGACAATTTCAAAAGCCACACGCAGACAAAGAATTGCATGAAGGACCAGATGCTGGACTTCCAAATGATTTTCCAAACTACGATCTTTCAAGTTTATTTTATCTAAATGAAGATTATGAAGGTGGAGAACTTTACTTCCCAATACAAGGTGTTCAGTTTAAACCAAAAAAGGGTGCTGCCTATTTTTTCCCAGGGGATAAAAATTATATTCATGGAGTAACAGAAATTAAAAGCGGTATTAGGTACACATGTCCGTTCTTCTGGGAGATAACAGAGCATACAGGAGATAGAAAACCATAATGCTTACTGACTCAGAAGAACTTAATGTAGTTGAAATATATCCAAAAATATTTGTGTATAAAAATCTTTATAAGGATATTAATTTTATATATCAATCTTTAAAAGAGTCAGATGGAACCGAAGGGTTTTTTAACCCATGGTCTAAATGGTCAAACTTTGGACAATATATTTCTCCAACATTTAAGGGATATGACTATATTTTGCAACTTAGAGACGTAATGGCAATAGAAGCAAAAACAGAAAAAGAAAAAGAGCATAAAGACATTCTTTTAGAGATATTAAATAATTTTTATATAGCAACAAAAGATTACATTAAAAAAAATAATGTTGATTTTGATGAAAACAGAATTGTTCCAAATATTAAAGATAAAAATGGTAATCCAATAAAAGAGTGGGTATTTTCTGGTCCTTCTATAGCAAGGTATAGAACAGACATTACTGATCCAGTAGCAATGACATACCACACAGACTATATAAGAGAGCCAATAGTAAGCCCAGGACACAAGTTTGCGATCACTGCTCTGACATATTTTAATGATGATTATGAAGATGGAGAAATTGATTTTGTTGTAAATGGCGAAGCCTATATGTATAAACCAGAGGCTGGAGATTTAATTATTTTCCCATCTGGACACCCAGACTTTTTAATGTTTGAAAATCACATATATCTTCATGGTGTTATGCCAGCAAGAAATAACGCAAAATATCTATCAAGAATGTACTGGACAAAGTATTCTGTAGGCGATCCAAAATGGTTTGAAAATGAAGAAAAATTTGGTAAAGAAAAGTGGTATGATATGCAGCATGAGATTATGCAAAAATTTAGAGAAGATAACCCCAACAAGTTTAGTACTGAAAAAGAAAGAAGGATAAAATGAACCTAGATAACAAAAAAAGAATAACTAAAGATATTGTTATTTATGAAAACTTTATTGATGCAGAAACCTCTGCAAAACTTATAAAGGTTTTAGATAAGCATGCGGAACTAGGCACAATTAACTGGATGCCAATATCTTTTTATGAATCATACTCATCTGTATTGCCACAAGATAATGATGAGCATGTTATCAGTGAGGGATTGCCAAGTGATATTTTTTCACAAATGAAAAATGGAATTATTGAGGCAGTTGCAAGCGTTCATGATCTTGATCCTAAAATAATTTCTCAAATTGGATATCACACACAAAAATGGGAGCCAGGTGCATATGCAAGAAAGCACTCTGACAATACAGACGAACATGGACATTCTGGTGCTTTTACTAGAAGTAGATATGCTGCATTTTTATATTTAAATGATAATTTTGAAGGCGGACTATTGCAATTCCCAGATCAAGATATAGCAATTGAGCCTAAAGTTGGAATGCTTGCTGCATTTGACGGGGGATTTAATAATATGCACGAAGTAACTCTTATAACTAAAGGAGTAAGATATACAATAGGATCTTTTTGGGATGATAGAGAAGAAGATGCTTATCCACAAGAATTAAGAGACGCTTGGGCAGCAGAAATGAAGGAAACTAGAGCCAAGCAAGAAATTGAAAGAGCGGAGTGGCAAGAGTTGCTAAAGCAAGGATGGAAACTTGATGCTGACGGAAATAAATATAAAGTTGAGGAACTATAGATGGAAGTATTTTTAAAAAAAGAATTTGAAGATGCTGGTTATGATGTTGAGGTTTTTCATGAACATGTTTTGTTTATAAAAGATTTTCTAAAGCCAGAAGAACTTGATATTCTTTTAAAAATAATTGAAACTACTCCAAATGAAGATTGGTCAATAGAGTATACAAAGAATCTTGCTAGATTTTGTATGGAAAAGTTTGGGAGAGATGATGTAGACAATCTTGTTGCAGAAGGAAAGTTTGAAATTACTCAGGGCTGGGAAGACAAAAACTTAAACATTACAACTGAGCAAATAAGCATAACTCTTCAAGGCAGGTTGGGGAAACTTCTAGAATTGGCAGACCCATCTTTAGAACTTGCTGGCTTTGGAACTCTTCAAAGAATGCAGCCTGGAGTTGAATTAAAATCCCATACAGATCAGCATACAGACCCATCAATTAAATATGCTGCTATACTATATATTAATGACGACTATAAGGATGGAACTTTATTCTTTAAAAATAAAGAAAATTCAGACTTAAGGCCAAAGCCAGGAACCTTGCTTATTTTCCCAGGCAACGAAGAATATGAGCATGGCGTAAGGCATGTAGGTGAAGGTCCTATAAGATATGTTACAGTAGGATTTATGAAAGTAACAGGATTTTATGAAAAAAATAAGTACTAAGGAGATATGATATGGAAAGAGAAATACTAGAGGAAAAGGTTTACTATTACACAAATGTAATTGAAGACCCCAAGAAACTTGTTGACGCAATTGAAAATGATAACAAGGATCCATGGGGCGAGTGGATGGCATGCAGCGGTCAGCACTATGTTTATGGAACAGACAAGACAATTGCGCTAACACCAGATTCTGATGAAAAAAATAAATATATTTATGATACTTTAAAAAATGCGTTTGATGTAGTCGCAAGAGATTACGCTAAGGCACAGGGTATTACAGAAGAACCAAAACTATTTCCACAGTATCCAATTAAAAAATATCAGCCAGGAACATTTATGGGCGCTCACTTTGATCAACAAGAGGGTGATGAAAGATTAAAGGTTTCTTTTGTTATGTATCTTAATGATGATTATGAAGGCGGAGAGATTTCTTTTACTATTGCCTCTCCAGAAGGAGTTTTAACTCAGCCTAGTCCAGAAGCAGATTTTGAAGATGCCAAAGATCACGGAGCATATAGTTTTTATGTCAAGCCTAAAGCAGGGAGCGTTATTGTCTTCCCACCATCTCCACCATATCATCACACTGCTCACTTAGTTAAGAGTGGCGAAAAGATTATGGTTCCTCAACACTGGATTCACTAATATTGAAAACAGCAATTGTAACTGGAGCAAGTAAGGGTGTAGGCTATGCAACTGTAAAACTTTTATCTGAAAATGGATATAGGGTTATTGCAGTTTCAAGAGATTTATCTAAAGTATCAGAACTAATTTCTGATAGTGTAGAGGTTTATAAACTAGACATTACGAGTTCAGAGGAAATTAAAAGATTTTACGAAAAATACAAAGAAATAACCTTAGATCTGCTAGTCAATAATGCTGGTGGTGGTGCTGGCCCAACAAGCATAATTAACGAAACAATGGATAATTTTAGACGGGCCTATGACATCAATGTTTCTGGTCCTATGTATTTATCACAACTTTTTGTTCCCTGTATGAAGAAGTCAAATTCTCCTACTATAATTTTTGTAAGTTCTTTAGGTGGCAAGTACGCATACAGATCTGGTGGTAACTACACCAATGCAAAAAGAGGCATGATGGCATTAGTAGACACAATGAGACTAGAGTTTCCAGAGTATGGAATTAAAGTAACAGAGATTTGTCCAGGTACAATTGACACTCAACAAGAAAAAAGAGATATAGCAATAACTGCAGAAGATATGGCAGAGTGTATTAGGTGGGTATCAGAACTTCCTAAACATGTAAACATAAACCATATTGAGTTAAATCATATTCTTAGTGGCAAATAATTTACAACTATAAACTTTAACTTTAGGGGTAGAGTTTTACTTTTTGCAAAACTCTGCTATAATTAACACTTATTCCGTTTTGAAAGGACGATTAAATATTATGTCAGATTTTTTTAGTTTTAGACTTCCAGAAGATTTTATAGAAAAGTACAAAGGTGCAGAAAGTCCATTCGGATTTAAAGACGCAGCAGAAAACTCCCTTGGAGAAATTACCTTTATTCGTACTTATTCTAGAATGAAGGAAGATGGAACTAAGGAACGCTGGCACGAAGTTTGTCGTCGTGTAATCGAGGGTATGTATTCAGTACAAAAGAATCATGCTAAGGAAAACCGTCTGCCATGGAATGACTACAAGGCTCAAAAGTCAGCACAAGAAGCATTTGATAGAATGTTTAATTTAAAGTGGACTCCACCAGGACGAGGTATGTGGGCATTTGGAACACCCATGACTATGGAGAAAAAGAACTCAGCAGCACTACAAAATTGTGCAATGGTATCTACAAAAGATCTTGACAAGAATGATCCAGGAGCATTATTTGCTTGGGTCATGGATGCATTGATGCTTGGTATTGGTGTTGGATTCGATACTGTTGGCCAAGAAAAGAATTTTCTTATTTATGCTCCAACAGAACCAGAACAGGTATATGAAATACCAGACACTCGTGAAGGTTGGGTAGAGTCAGTGAGAGTTTTAATAAACTCATATCTAAGGCCAAACCAAAACATTCAGAAGTTTAACTATGACCTTATTAGGCCACTAGGAGCCCCTATAAAGGGCTTTGGGGGCGTTGCATCTGGCCCTGCACCTCTTATCAGGTTGCATGAGCAAATAGACCGTGTAATAGGCTCTAGGGCTGGGGAAACACTAGATTCTCGTGCTATTGTAGACCTTGTAAACTTAATAGGAACATGCGTTGTTTCTGGAAATGTAAGAAGGTCTGCTACTTTGGCCTTGGGTAGTGCTGGAGATGAAGCGTTTATGAATTTGAAAAACTCTGAGGTTTTTCCAGAGCGTAATTCTTTTGATCCAGAAAATCCAGGCTGGGCTTGGATGTCAAATAACTCTATTTCAGCAGAGGTAGGTACAAAGTACGAAGACTATGTAGATTTAATTACAGAAAACGGAGAACCAGGTTTTATATGGCTTGACGTTGCTCGTAATTATGGACGACTGAAGGATGCGCCAGACGGTAAGGATTATCGTGTGATGGGATTTAACCCATGTGCGGAGCAGCCATTAGAATCGTACGAATTATGTACACTTGTAGAGGTGCACTTGAATCGTCATGAATCTAAGGAGGACTTCCTGCGTACCCTGAAGTTTGCATATCTTTATGGAAAGACTGTAACACTTGTTCCAACTCATTGGCAACAAACAAATGGAATCATGCAGCGCAACCGTCGCATTGGCACATCTCTTACAGGAATTGCATCGTTTGCAGATCAAAAAGGTTTGCCAACAGTTCGTGAATGGATGGATGAGGGCTACACAACTATTCGTAAATACGATCATTCATATTCTGAGTGGCTATGTGTTCGTGAATCAATTCGTGTGACAACAGTTAAGCCATCAGGCTCCGTATCAATTCTTTCTGGTGCAACTCCTGGAGTTCACTGGGGGCCTGGAGGAAACTTCTTCCTTCGTGCAGTTCGATTTGGAAATACAGATCCAATGATGCACTTGTTCAAAGCAGCAGGGTACACAATTGAAGATGACGTAGTATCAGCAAATACATCAGTAGTTTACTTCCCAATAAAGTCAGGTCATCCAAGATCTGAAAAGGATGTAACGCTATTTGAAAAGATTGCACTTGCTGCAACTGCTCAGAAGTACTGGTCAGATAATGGGGTTTCTGTAACACTGTCCTTTGATAAAGAAACAGAATCAAAACATGTAGTTCCAGCACTTCATATGTATGAGGGACAACTAAAGGCAGTCTCATTCCTTCCAATGGGAAATACTGTTTATCCTCAGCAGCCATATACTCAGATTACTGAGGAAGAATACGAGTCGTATGTTGGCAAATTAAAACATATTGATTTTAGTGCAATTTACGACGGTGTAGATAATTTAGAGGCTCAAGGCGAAGCATATTGCACAACTGATTACTGCGAAATTAAAATAAATAAGTAGTCTTCTGTGGTAAAATAGACTCATTATGTCTAGCCCATCAAACCTCTATGCTGAAAAGGTGTTCTCCGAACATCCAACAGGTTTGTGGGCCCTTGATGATCAGGCAGACTATGTTTCTCTTATTTCAGAGTCTCAAAGAAATTTATCTAACTGGACAGTTATCGGCGGTACATATGAAAACTACACCCAGTCAGTAGACGAACCATTTATAGGTAGTTATGTAGGTAAAATAACAGCAACTCCAACAAGTAGTGAGTCTGCTTCAGTTACTGCTATAAGCAATGACATAATGAATCTTCAAGATCTCAATCAATACCTTAGAACATTTTCTGTTGGCGGTTATTTTTATTCTCAAAGTTCTTATATTGCTGGTTTTGAGATTGGTTATCAATATGAGGATACAACTAGTGGGCAAATAATAACACACCTAAAAAACTATGATACGGTTATAAACAATAGTTGGGTTTTTATATCAGAGACTTTTGATACGCCTCCAGATGATACAAATTTTAGGCTAGTTTTTAAAATTAATTTTATCGGAGGATCAGAAACCGAAGATGTCTTTTTAGTAAACGGAATAAGCCTTGGGCAGTGGTCAGAAGAGTTTGCATCAACATCTTTAGGAATTACTCCAATTGATATACCATCAACAATTTCTATTGCTCCACAAAAGGGTATTGTTGCAAAATGTTATGGTCTTCAAGATCTTGATGCATATTATTTAGTTTCAGACAACATGCTTAAGGCAAAGAATTTAGGCATCCCAATCGTTTATGGAACATCAAGCCTTACAGCGCTATATCCTAACGGAACCAATCCATCTTTAATTGTTCCTGGTGTAGGATTTTTAAATGAATCTGGAAAGTTTAGAGAATATACTTTAGAGACTTGGCTTAGAATAAATTCTTACACAAACGGAACAAAAAGAATTATTGGTCCAGTTGCATCAGATGACGGGATATATGTTGACGGTCCATCAATAGGACTTAAAATCAATTCTGAATATAAAACATACTATGTTGGTGAGTGGACACGACCAATGTTGATTCACTTAAGAGTAGGAAAAGATGTTATTTCTCTTGTTATTAATGGCCAAGAGGTTATATCAATAGACTATATTAGAGAATTTTTAAATGTGCCAGATATGCTTAACAACAATGGCAAAGATCAAGACTGGATAGGTTTTTATGCACACGAAGATATTTATCCAATAGAGATTGACTGTGTCGGTATTTATCCATATGTGGTTGCAACTGCAATGGCAAAAAGAAGGTTTGTTTTTGGCCAGGGAGTTGAAATACCAGAAAACATTAATACATCTTATAGCGGAACATCTGTTTTTGTTGATTATGCTTTTGCAGACTATACAGCAAACTATTCATATCCAAAGATTGGATCTTGGCAACAGGGCTTTAATGATAATACATCTATAGTAAACAAGTCGCTATCTATAGCGTCTGCCCCTCTTCCAAAAATATCTTTATCTTCAAAAACCGAAACTGAATTACTATCAGATTGCAAACTTGCTCAAAGTTCTGACCCAGTAAACTTCTTTTCATTTAGGCCTAACTCATCTTGGAATAATGTTTCTGGATATCTTTTCTTTGAAAATTTTGATTTTATAAAAGAACCGATATCTGCATTCTATGGTTGTTTTAGACTGCCACAATCTTCACCAACAAAGCAAACGCTTTTTAGAATTGAAAAAGAAAATACAAGCAGTTACTTTGAAATACAGTTGTTAAACAATCAAATATCTTATGTAATAAATTATGATGGAGTTGCAGAAACAATATATTCTCCACTGGTTGCCGAACCGCAAGAATTAGTTGACATCGGATTAAACATACCAGCATTTGTCTCAAGATTTGGAAATCCAGCAGCAGATTTTTTTGGATCACTGTCAGACCTTAGACTGTATGTAGGCGGTAAAAAAGATAACACTCAAACCTTTACTGGAAAAATATATAAAATAGGTTTTTGTAGCGTTTACAATTTTCAGAAGATTAGAACTCTTTTTAATGAATTAGGCGTTCCTGTTTGGAACGAAGACCTGTTTGCTGTTTATCAAAATAATCAGTTAATAGATATTGATGGTGGAATAGACACTACATCTTTGCCACCATATGGGTCACCTACTGGAACTGCAAACGGAGCAATAAGTGGTGGCGGAGTTATAATACCAGATGAGGATTTTCTTATAGATCATACTGCAAGTTATACTCTTGTTCCAGATCAAATTTTTGATACATACAAACTTACAGTTGCTGCTAACGGATATTGGGAAGATCAAATCCCACTAACATATTTTGCTGAATCTGTTTTAGATAAAAGAGGCGATCAATATTTTGACTTAGATTTTATTCAGTTTAATATTGATTATCCAATACCATCAAAAACAATTGCAATAGAAACTGATCCAATAGACTGGACATATGCAGATTTAGCAAACGAGTATGGTTTGCCAGTTCAGAGAACATATGAGTCGTTAGATAACTATTTATTTACAGGCTATAACGACTATGAAGACTTAAAAAATAAAGTAGCAAAAGATTACAGATATGATACAGATGGCGCAATTGTAAAAACATATATAACATTTCAATATACAGAGTTGGGGGCAAATCAAACTCCATTTTATTTTACAAAGACAGAAAGGCCATCTAGAAATGGAATATTAATTCCTAAATCGGACTGGATGACAACAAAATACGAAGTTGTTGATAATATGATAATTTATCCTCCAGCAGGGGTTGACTTTAATGATTTGTCTATTGTTACTCATATTGATATAAATGTTAAAAACACTCAAACCAACAATGTCAATATTAAAAAACTTTCTTATGCTTCGCAGGCTTTAAACGAATCAGATGCAAGTCCAGTCGGTACTAGATTTGGTACGCCAATGTATCCATATACAAAAACAGGAATTTACTATAACTTTAAAGCAAACAATCCATTTGCTATATACACTGGGTCTTCTCCATACTTATATCTTACAAAAACCAGCGGTGTTCAAATAAAAGGAAAGTATGATCCATTGGTAAATCGTGGCCTATCGATCCCAATAAATTCTAGCAGGGCAAATAATTTTAAAGTTATTGCAAAACAAATGGCAATTAGATTTGATGGAGATTATTTCCCATATGCTCCAACACAGATATTTGAAATAGAAAGTAAATCTTCTTATATAAAGTTTTACATGGTTGCTAGTGATCCTAGTGGAAGAAGAGCAAAAATATATGCAATTGATGCAAAAACTGGTTTAGTCCAGAATGGAATAGGGTTTTACTGGAATGGCAAAATTGTTAAGGAGCCAGTATTAACTTTGCAAGAGTGGGGGTTCCTAGGAATAAACTTTGCTGATAGTTTAGATTTTTCATATTTCGAGGGAGCCATAAGGTTAACTGGCCCACTACTATTTAACAGCATATCTTATTACCAATCTACAAACCTTCAAGAGGTTCAGAATATATCAGAGCGCCCATGGTTTAGGGTAAAGGTTTTATCTGGGCTAACTCTAGACTGGGAGTTCTGGGATGTCGGTTCCTTTAACTGGAATAAGGTTTTAGTTCTAGCAGAAACAAGTTATTATGGTGTAAACCCATCAGAAGTATATAAGAGTTATACTGGAACCAATAAGATTATTGTAGGCGACAATGTTCCTATAAGTGTAGGAAACTATTCCTACGCCCTATTTAACGACATATTCTGGAACAAGTTTACGGTTGATCCAGTTTAATGTGGTATACTTATTGTCATGGATTCATTAATTAACCCAAAAACTGGTAAGCCAATTGTACAAAATGTAAGACGAAAGGTTATTGAAAAGAACTATAACTGGGGTCTTTATGTTTATAAAAGAGCAAACGGCAAATGGTTTACAGACGGAAATGGATCTGTTTTAAATATCCCATCTGAGCGAGGAGACATTTCTAGAATTGCAGAGTTAAAGCAGGCTGCAATGTATTTTGGAGATCCTGGTGATGGCGAAGCAATTTTTGTTCCAGGAGGAACTAGGGTTTCAGAGGAAGAGTACTCAGAGCAAGTAGATAGAATGAAGGCTGGACTAATTCCTTCTCTTAACGATCTAGGTGCAGTACAGGCTGCAAAAGACACTATTGCAAAGTACGGAGACGAGGAATAATAATGGAAGAGTATACAATAAACGCCAGAATTGATGACGAGATTAAGAAAGACGATATATTTGCAAAATCAGATCCATTCAACAACAACTGGGACACATTAAAAAGTCTAGATGGTTTAGACGCAAATTTTAAAAGAAGAACCAGTAGGCTTTCTACAAAAATGGTTCAGCCAACTCCACAATATACAACCGCAGCGCTGGCAGGAAAAAGCGGTATTGATGGAGCACAATCAAAAGAAATTAATCCAGGACTAGTATATGTAAATGGTTATGGAATGTTTGATGTAATCACACCACCATGGAACCTTTATGAATTAGCAAATTACTACGATACATCATTTGCCAACCATGCTGCAATTGATGCCAAGGTAGAAAACATTGTAGGTCTTGGCTATGAGTTTAAGGTTTCTCCAAGAACTATGATGAGGCTTGAAGCATCCGAAGACAATAGCGCAACACAAAAAGCAAGAAAAAGAATTGAACGAGCAAAGATTGAAATGCGTGACTGGCTTGAGTCATTAAACGACGATGACTCATTTACAGCAACAATGGAAAAGGTTTATACA